GCTGCGTTACGTGAAGCAATCACAGGGACACTCGTCAAGGACTCTAAGTGGGTTGGCGGTGAACAGAAAGTAACTTGGAAGCGTCGATGGGTTCGTGGATTGGACGGTCGTAAAGTACACGTCCGTAGTCCTCACGCTGCGTTGAACACCTTGTTGCAGTCCGCTGGTGCTCTGATTTGTAAACTGTGGATTGTCAAGACAGAAGAGATGCTCCTTGAGAAAGGCTTGAAGCACGGCTGGGATGGGGACTTTTCGTACATGGCATGGGTGCATAAACTATTTCATTGTGCACGTTAAATCTGGTGAACTCGGTGAAACCCTAATGGGGCAATACCGAGCCAAGCCATAGGGAGGATATATGAGAGGCAAGAAGTTAATTCTTGAGGCCACTGAGACTGGCTGTATCGTCCCTACGACACACAAACTTAACTCCGATGGTTATTTCAGAAAGAGAACCAATGACGTATTGGAGATGTATCACAGAACGGTGTGGAAGAAGCATAATGGAGACATACCTGAAGGCTTCGAGATAGACCACATGTGTCGCAATAGGGCTTGCTGTAACATAGAACACTTACAGATGCTTGAAGGCACAGCCCACACTGTTAAGACCAATCGTGAACGCTACGCAGACAGAAAGGAAACAGCTAGGGAATACTGGCTGGAGACTAGATGTACAGGCCTAGCACTCGGTGAGAAGTTTGGTGTGTCGTTCTCTTCCGCTTGTAGGTGGATTAGAGAATGGAAGGCGTAGAGACTATCCGAAAGGAGTAGGGCCGAGGGTGAGACTCCCTCGTAACCCGAAGCGCCAGACAGTCAACTCAAAGGCTGATGATATAGTCCGACACTCCTAGTAATAGGAGAATACAGAAAGGATGAAATTCAAGTAGGTTGTCGTACCGAAGAGATTGCCAAAGTTGTAATCGAAGTATCTCAACAGGCTATGCGCTGGGTTGGAGACCACTTTAACTTCCGGTGTCAACTAGATACCGAAGGAAAGATGGGGCCGAATTGGGCTGTATGTCATTAATTAATAGGAGAAATATCATGGCTATTACTAAACGTTTTAAAGTATCATTTGAAGTTACCGCTGTAATCAACTCTGAGGTGGAGAAAGACTTCACTGAGGAACTGATTCATTTGGCTAAGAAGGCTGCGGCTGGTGAGAAGATTAGTCCTCGTGCCCGTGAACTTCTGGTACAAGCGCTGACTCATGGTGTCGAGGGTGCTATCTCCTTTGCTGTTAAGCATGGCATTCGCAAGGGAATCCGTGTGATTGGCATCGAGCACCACGGTGAGGGCATCAAGTTCGCACCAGCAACTATTCGTGAGGTGAAGTAATGGGTGATTATCTACGTGTACTGGCGGCTATCAAAAGCTGCCCTAAGACCTTTCAGTCCAACTATGTGCGCAACAATGCGTCACTGGTGGCTGAGGCTGCGAGTCGAGGTCACATATCGTGCCTATCAGTTGATGGGCGTAATGCTGGCGCTTGGGAAGTGACAGGCGAGGGTGTCCGATTTCTGGCGTTGATGGGAGGTTGCATATGAGTCTGCACACAGACAACGTTACAGTGACCCGTGAGGCGTGGAACGACATGCAGTCGTACATTCAGTCACTGGAGAAAGACCAAGAGTTCCTGAACGCTCTGAGAGCCTGTGGTGTGGACAATTGGGATGGCTATTCAGATGCTATCGAAATGGTCTACGGGGAGGACGACTTATGAGTGCAATTACACTGAAGGAGTTCTACGAGTTACGCCAAGGCAAATCCGACAAGGGTGTTCTCGTAATGGATGGTGACTGGCTGGTATTCCAAGCTATGGCAGCAAGTGAAGTAGAGACCGATTGGGGTGATGACTGCTGGACATTAGAGTGCGACCATGCGAAAGCGTGGAACATTCTGGTTGACTCTATCAAGTCCTATGCGAGCCGTAAGAAGGCTTGGCGTGATGCACCTATCGTGCTGGCTTTCACTGACGCTGTGAACTGGCGTAAGGAACTGGTTGACCCAACCTATAAGGAGAACCGTAAGGCATCCCGTAAGCCTGTAGGCTACCGTGCGTTCGTCGAGCGTGTTCAAGCCTGTGAGGACTGGACGTCTATCCTTGAGGACCGACTTGAGGGTGATGACGTAATGGGAATCATTGGGTCTGGTGCTAAACATTTTGGTTTCAAGAAGGCTGTGTTGGTCTCCTGTGATAAGGACTTTAAGACCATCCCTGATTGTGACTTCTTGTGGTGCACTACTGGTAACATCTTGACTCAAGACCAAACGACTGCTGACTACTGGCACATCTATCAGACCATTAAAGGTGACTTGACGGATGGCTACGGTGGCATTCCGGGATGGGGAGAGACTACCGCTGAGTGGCTTGAGAACCCGTATGCCTTTGAACAGGTTGAGAAAACCTTTAAGTCTGGTGCCCGTAAGGGTCAGACAGTCCTCGAATGGAAGAAGGTTGACATGGGAGACCGAACCTTGTGGGAAGCGATTGTGACCCTTGGTGCCAAAGCTGGGATGACCGAAGAGGAAATCATTAAGCAAGGCCAGATGGCTCGCATCCTTCGCTTCGAAGAGTACAACTTTATCGACAAGGAGATTTACCTATGGTCGCCGGAACAGTTGCGTTCGTAATGTTCGCGGTTGTAGCCTTCTCTATGATTTGGGCTGCGCTTATTGCTAAGAGTATGTAACTCTAGGCATTCTTCTCTACGTGAAATCAATACGACTCACTATTGGAGAGGGGTGCCTATATGATACCTACTTTAAGTTCTAACTTTAAGGAGATCATTAATTATGTTGACCCCTATCAAGAAGTATATGGAGAACCCACAAGATATTCCTAACGTTCCTCGTAGCGTCATGGAGTATCTCCAAGTTCAATACAATGCTGGATATGCTATTCAGTCTGGTCTTATCAACCGATTGAAACAGGCTGGGTGGTCTGAAAGTTACATCGCTGGATTCCTCGCGGGTCTCAACTATGCGTCTCAAACCTTAGACGACATGGAGGCAATCCGTAAGGAACAGGCAGAATCCTAATCTAACAGGAGGTAATCTGATGTGCTGGTCGCCTAAGATTAAAACGCCTAAAGTGGACACTAACAAAGTCCGAGCGGTAGACCCTGCACCACTCACTGAGGAACCGAAAGGCATCCTCTTTGGTGGCGATGATGATACCGATAAGGACACCGGAACCTCTTCTGAGGTGCCAACTGGTGGCAAGAAGTCCCTGAAGGTGAAACTGGATGACTCCGTTGAGAAGTCCAAGAAGGCTGATAATGCAGCCAAGAATAAAACTAAGTCTGGTATTCGTACCAGTGTCTTTAAGAAGAGATAATTAGGAGGAGTTCGGTAAATGGTTACAGTACATAAGTGCACAGAACGCGCGGCTGCTATTGTCTGGACTGTGGCGCACTTAGGGTTGCCAGAAGGGTTCACTACGTTAAGCGAGTATGCTGACTACGTGGATGGGCTTATGGATGACGCTGGGTACGAAGAGTTCTACTTTAAGAATGCCAAGGGTTATCCTGTGGCTTATGTAGCGCTCTGTATCAGCAACGACATACACCATAAGGGTGACATATTGGATATAACCAATATAGTCATTAAGCCACGCTCAATGTACGCACCTTGGGTCTGGCGCTGGGTGTTAGCTGAGGCGACTCGTAGAGGTTGCCAGTGGGTCTCCCGTTGTGTACATGAACACGATGGGTCAATTCGAAACGTATTCAAGAGGATATAATCATGGGTAAGAAAATCAAAAAGACTATCAAGAAAACTGTTAAGAAAGTCACTAAGCCAGTCAAGAAGGCTGTAGGTGTCGTTGGAGGTGTGCTCGGTCAAGGTGGTCAACCTGATGTGCAAGTGATTGAACAAGCCGCTCCTGTGGCTGCTCCACCTCCTGCTGCACAGATTATTGAGCCACCAAGTAAAGATGATGTTGATACCGATGACGAGTCTCAAACTGAATCAGGCAAGAAGAAATCCCGTGCTGGCGGTAAGAAATCTCTGAGTGTCTCTCGCAGTTCTGGCGGTGGTCTTAACATTTGATAAGGAGGCACTATGGCAAGCTCACAGAAACGTGAAGGCTTCGCTGAGAATGGTGCCAAGGCGGTGTATGACGCATTGAAGAACGATCGGAACTCCTATGAGACCCGTGCGGAAAACTGTGCGAAGTACACCATCCCTTCGTTGTTCCCTAAAGACTCCGATAACGCCTCTACTGACTACACGACTCCGTGGCAAGCAGTAGGCGCTCGTGGTCTGAACAACTTGGCCTCTAAGCTCATGCTTGCTCTGTTCCCTATGCAGACTTGGATGAAGCTGACCATCTCTGAGTTCGAAGCGAAACAATTGGTAGCACAACCGGCTGAACTGGCGAAGGTCGAAGAGGGTCTCTCTATGGTCGAGCGAATCTTGATGAACTACATCGAGTCGAACTCATACCGTGTGACACTCTTTGAGACCCTCAAGCAGTTGGTCGTAGCTGGTAACGCATTGCTCTACATCCCTGAACCAGAAGGCACTTACAATCCCATGAAGTTATACCGACTGTCTTCTTATGTTGTCCAACGAGACGCATTCGGCACGGTATTACAGATTGTGACCTTGGATAAGACTGCCTATGCAGCACTTCCAGAAGACGTAAGGAACTCTATGGACTCCGGTCAGGAACATAAAGGTGACGAGATGATTGATGTGTACACTCACATTTATCTCGATGAGGAATCTGGTGAGTACCTGAAGTACGAAGAGATTGATGGCGTTGAAGTCGATGGCACAGATGCTTCTTATCCGGTGGACGCTTGTCCGTATATCCCGGTTCGCATGGTGCGTATTGATGGAGAGTCATATGGTCGTTCTTATTGTGAGGAATACTTAGGTGACTTACGGTCCCTTGAGAACCTCCAAGAAGCAATCGTCAAGATGTCCATGATTAGTGCAAAGGTTATCGGCTTGGTTAACCCGGCTGGTATCACACAGGTTCGTCGCTTAACGAAAGCACAGACAGGTGACTTTGTGTCTGGTCGTCCAGAAGACATCTCGTTCCTTCAGTTGGAAAAGGCCGCTGACTTCTCTGTAGCGAAAGCTGTAAGTGAACAGATTGAAGGTCGACTGTCCTATGCCTTTATGTTGAACTCTGCGGTACAGCGTACTGGTGAGCGTGTGACAGCCGAAGAGATTCGTTATGTTGCATCGGAACTGGAAGATACCCTTGGTGGTGTCTATTCAATTCTCTCACAGGAACTTCAGTTACCTATGGTTCGTGTCCTGCTGAAACAACTTCAAGCAACCAATCAGATTCCTGAGTTACCGAAAGAGGCCGTTGAGCCTACTATCAGTACCGGGATGGAAGCATTGGGTCGTGGTCAAGACCTCGATAAGCTGGAACGTTGTATCGCCGCATGGTCTGCTCTGGCTCCTATGCAGGGAGACCCGGACATCAACATTGCGACCATTAAGTTGCGCATTGCGAACGCTATCGGCATAGACACTTCCGGTATCCTTAAGACACCTGAAGAGAAGCAACAGGAAATGGCTGAGGCCGCTCAAGGCACTGCTATGGAGAACGCTGCTGCGTCTGCTGGTGCTGGTGCAGGTGCATTGGCTACTGCAAGTCCTGAGAACATGCAAGCTGCTGCTGAACAGGCTGGTATGGTTCCTAATTAATACGACTCACTAATGGGAGAGACAATACGTCCTCCCTTTGAGTTCTAAATTTCATTATCAAAAGGAGATACAAATATGGCTGGTGAATCTAACGCTGATGTATACGCATCTTTCGGTGTGAACTCTGCGGTTGTCGGTGGGTCTACTCCTACTGACCACGAACAGGCTATGCTTGAACTCGATGTTGCTGCCCGTGATGGCGATGATGCAATCGAGTTAGTTGGCAATGACGACCCTTATGGTAGTAATGACCCGTTTGGTGAAGAGGACGACGACCGCACTGAGATTCGTATCTCCACCGATGGTGAACCAGAAGAGTCCGTAGAAGATATTGACTACTCCGAAGATGACGAAGAAGGTTCCGAAGAGTTTGCACCTGTGGGTGACATTCCAGATGAACTGAACGAAGCCTCAAGTCAACTCGAAGAGCATGAAGCTGGCTTCGAAGAGATGGTCAATCAGGCTGCTGAACGTGGTCTGTCGGAAGAAACTATCGTTCGCATCCAACAAGAATACGGAGAAGATGGTCTGTCAGAAGAGTCCTATGAAGAACTGGCTAAAGCTGGTTACTCTAAGTCCTTCGTTGACTCCTACATCCGTGGTCAGGAAGCTCTGGTAGAACAGTATGTTCAGTCCGTTATGGAGTATGCTGGCGGTGAAGCACAGTTCCAAGCAATCTACAATCACCTCGAAGTGTCCAACCCGGATGCTGCTGAGTCTCTGATTAGTGCCTTGGAGAACCGTGACCTCGCAACAGTTAAAGCTATCGTCAATCTCGCTGGTGCAAGCCGTGCGAAGACTTTCGGTAAACCTGCTGCCCGTAGTATCTCTAAACGTGCCGTACCTGCTGCACCTGTACGAACCAAACAGTCTGGCTTTGAGTCACAGGCTGAGATGATTGCTGCAATGTCTGACCCTCGCTATCGTCACGACAGTAAGTTCCGTGCGGAAGTTGAGCGCAAGATGATGTACAGTAACTTCTAAAATTAATACGACTCACTATTGGGAGAGACATAACGTTCTCCCACTTTGAGTGATACACAATGAGAACCAACTCGTTTCAAGTAGTACCTCACACATTTAAACTTTTATCATAAATCAACAGAAGGAGATTCAACATGTCTAACATGACTGGTGGGCAACAGATTGGTAAGGACCAAGGTAAAGGCATGAGCACTAGTGATAAACTGGCTCTGTTCCTGAAGGTCTTCGGCGGTGAAGTTCTGACTGCATTTACCCGTACCTCCGTAACTATGAACAAACACCTCGTGCGTTCTATTCAGTCCGGTAAGTCCGCGCAGTTCCCTGTGCTGGGTCGTACCAAAGCTGCTTATCTACAACCGGGTGAGAACCTCGATGACAAACGCAAAGACATGAAGCACACTGAGCGTACCATTAACATTGATGGTCTGCTGACTGCTGACGTTCTGATTTATGACATCGAAGACGCAATGAACCACTATGACGTGCGTTCTGAGTACACTGCACAGTTGGGCGAGTCTCTGGCTCTGGCTGCTGATGGCGCGGTACTGGCTGAAATGGCTAAACTGTGTAACCTTCCGGCTGCAAGCAACGAGAACATCGCTGGTCTTGGCACCGCAAGTGTTCTGGAAGTAGGCGCTGCTACTGAACTTCAGGGCGACCAAGTTAAGCTGGGTCAGGCTATCATTGCACAGTTGACTCTGGCTCGTGCTCGTCTGACTAAGAACTACGTGCCGTCTGCTGACCGTACTTTCTACACCACTCCTGATAACTACTCTGCGATTCTGGCTGCTCTGATGCCGAACGCTGCTAACTATCAGGCGCTGATTGACCCGGCAACTGGTTCTATCCGCAACGTTATGGGCTTCGAAGTCATTGAGGTTCCACATCTGACTGCTGGTGGTGCTGGTGATGACCGTGAAGACGTGACCGCTAACCAGAAACACGCATTCCCTGCGACTGCGACTGGCGACGCTAAGGTTGCTCTGGATAACGTGGTTGGCCTGTTCTGTCACCGCTCTGCTGTTGGTACTGTTAAGCTGAAAGACATGGCACTGGA